TCTCTTTGTTCGTTAGACATTAGATAACTCAAAGGACTCTTGACACCTAGATACAAAGGTATGAACATTTTGTCAGGAATGGACTCCAGGAATTCTGAGATTAAACGTCTGGATTTTGAAGGTTTTCTTCTTATGTCTATTATGCAAGACCTAGTGAAAGAAGGAACTTCATTCTCGACTGATTCTCCTACAGTGACTTTGGAAACTGGTTTCCTCTCTAGAAACAACATGTAATTGCAATAGTCCTCATTAGTCATGCCATCTAGTATGTAATTCCTTCTCTTATACATTAATGGGTGTATCTGTGTAGCTAACAAAGGGTTTATCTCAGGAATTCCAAGCAATTCATAGGGAATATAGAAAGACTTTACTCTGTTCCTTCTATAGAGTGATATGCCTTGATTCTGAATCAATTGAAGATGTGTGTTTAGCAATTGAACCCATGTTGCACCAATTATGCTGCCTTCTTTTCTAAGGTATTCAGTTCCTTGTGTCACCAACCTTTCTGCATTTGTAACTGGATCTGAAGAATGACTAAAATCAATGAAACTTATCCTAGACTTTATGTCAGCATTGTAATAGCCATTATAAGTTCTGAATATAGAATTAAACTCAGAAACAAACCTTGAGTAAGCACTTTTATAGTTGTTTCTCTTGATTCCAAAAAAACCATTTATCAACTTAGTGCAATTGTAGTCGAGTTTAAAAGCAGCGAAGACAGAAGCTTCTTCCTCTAATTCAATTCCCCTTGCTATGTCATCAGATGTGTCATGCGATTCAACTGATTTTATAATCTGAACTCCATCTCTTCTGCATTTCAACAAGATAGTTTCTATAAGACGCAAGTTATCAGAGCACATTATGCTAGAAGTATTTCCAAATACACCCTGAAACATTCCCTCTGGATTCTTCAAGTAGCCATCAGTAGAGTTTCCCATTTCTTCAGACATTTCTGACATTGCCTTTCTGACATTAAAAACCTTGGAACCAGATTCCTTGTTTGATATCAATTTCATCAATCCCAACAACACAGGGAATTTTATCACCTTGTTACTAAACAACTCAAACTGCCTTCTTAGTAGTCTTCTCAAAAACAAATTCTTGACCCTAGATCCTAGCACAAAGTACAACACAAAAGATAACTGTGAAGGGCCCCATTTGCTGCAATCAGCATTGTCAAAGTAATATTTTGGCTTGACTTTTAATCTGTTGAACATGTCTTCCAAAACCTTGTCTTTGTCTCTTTCTTCTATCAGATTCACTCTATCTCCCAACTTTTTCTCAGACCTCCTGACCTCTCTCGCTAAGCTCTCACCAAAGTAAGCAGAAATTCTACAAGGACTGTTTAGAACAGCTATTTCTCTAGGAGCTATATCTCCCTTCTTCACCATTCTAGCAGCATGTGAGAATTCTTTCAGTGTATTGTACATGAGCACTGGGAAGAGAGAGATTCCACTTTTAGAAATGGAACTTAAACTATAATCTCTCTCTAA